TGAAAGGAAGTAAAGAAAATCCCTCATGTGAAAAAGAAAACGGGTTAATGGATGGAAACAGAGTCGTGGACTCTATTTTATTTGCTTGTGATGGTGGAGCTTTTTAATTAACGTATAATAAGATAAATATGAGTGAATATTCATTGAAAGAAAGCGTTGAAATGTTGACGTCATCGCTCGTTTATGGCGGTCCTATGACATTTGAACAAATCAAAAAGTTGGATTGGTTAAAACATACATCTGAATACGGAATATCCTTCTATATCCGGGAAGCCGAACGGAATGAATGGATAAAAACTAAATGTTTCAGTGGCGATAAGCCGAATATCTATTCGGCGACTACAAAAGGTCGGAAGATGGCTGAAGCAAGAGATTAATATTAAAAACAAATTAGAAATGAACCAAACACAAAATCAATCAAAGTATTATTATTCCCCTCGTTTTCGTCACTTCAATATCTATCGTCGCGATCCAGACGGAGACACAAAGGTAGATGATGCGGCAACACAGGAAGAGGCGAAACGGAAAGTCTACGAGTTAAACGGGTGGAATTACAAACCTAAAAATAACACGGTAAAATGAGTAAAGTAAAACAGTACATCGAACAAGCCACAAACGAGCGCATCCGCTCGCGTGGCTTAATCCGAAAAGTCGCTATCGAAGCGGCTCGGATACAGAGAGACGAAACGAGGCGGCAAGCTATCGAAGTGTATAAACAAATGTGTTCGTCTAAGAACTGCAAAGGTTGTGCAAGCCGGATACACAAACAGGAAACGCAGTCGACTCGATGCGACGGGAATTGTGCACGGATTAGATTACTTATTAACGGATTAGACCGGATCGAAACGTTATGTATATAATCAGGCGTATTCAATGCAAATCGGGCGATGTGTCCGAGACGCATTTAGTTGAGATAGAAACGGACGACATCGAGGCGACACGAAAGGAGTTGCACGATTGTTATCAATGTGATAAGATTCTTTTTAATTATGACGAACAATGAGTAGAAACCCGCATTACATTAAGATGATTAACTCCAACAAATGGAAGTTACTTCGAGCTAAGAAGCTACAAAGCAATCCGGTTTGTGAAGTGTGCGAAGCGAACAATCGCAGTACACTTGCAACGGAAGTACATCACACTGTCCCGGTTGAGTCCGTGCCGCATGAACTCGGAATGAGACAACTAATGTTTGATTATAACAATCTGCAAAGCCTCTGTCATTCGTGCCACTCTGATGCGCATCGACGTGCTTTCAGTCATTCGAAAGAGGCGGTTCAGGCGAATAATCGGAGGGCGACGGAACGTTTTGCGGATAAGTATTTGAAGTAAATTGGACTATTTTATATCAAGCGTAGAAGATTCTTGTATTTAATGAGTATTATTTACAAGAATCTTTTTTATATTTGTAATATTATTAAATTTAAGATTATGGTAGTAACAAAAATAAAAGAAGCAGGGCAAACAGGTGTTAATGAAAAAAAGAAGTGTGGAATAATAATGCCTATTGCGGAAACTCTTGGTTATGCACAAGGACACTGGAAAGACGTGTATAAAATCTTATCTGAAGCAATAGACAAGACGGAATTTACTTCACAATTAGTTAGTGATGATGATGCAATCGGGTTAATTCATGATAGAATTGTTACTAATATTTATAATAATGATATTGTAATTTGTGATGTTAGTTCTAAGAATCCAAATGTAATGTTTGAGTTGGGCATGAGACTTGCATTTGATAAACCTACTATTATAATAAAAGACGAAAAAACCGATTACTCTTTTGACACTGGCGTAATAGAACATTTACAATATCCTTCTTCATTAAGATTTCACGATATTATAGAGTTTCAAACTACTTTGATTGAACGATTAAATGCTACTTATGAACGTTCTATGACCGAATCCGACTATTCTCCATTTTTGAAAAGTTTTGGTCGGACATTAAAACCGTCTTCTATAAAGCCTAATGAAATAACAGAAGGTAGTTATATACTGGATGAACTTTCAAAAATTAATAGAGAGTTAGCAAATTTAAAATCATTAACGATTCAATCGAATTTGCGTGGTGAGAATTATACAAAGAAGATTCTCGATTTGTATAAAGTAGTTTCTCCTCGAGATTCAATGGGATTGATACTTGACAAATCGTAATCTTGTCACAATGTAGTTGACGAAGGCGTACAGTGTGGTTTTCTTTTATTTCTTGATTATATTACAACCGCTCAACCTCGACGAGAGGGGGGCGGTTTTTTTTATTTTTTAACGCGATACGCTAAACCCACCTCACCTCATATTTACACGCGCGAGTAATTTTTGAAACAAGGGGGTGCGCGTTGGGGGTAAACTTTTTGCGCGCATCTTCCGAGCTACCAAATACTTGCGATCTTTTCCTATATGCAAAAAGCCTATAAAAATGTGTGATTTGGACGACATAAAAGAAAAGATTCGCGCCGCGATGGAGTCGCAGGGAACATATACGGAAGATTTAGACCTCTGTATAACTCTTTGCGCAGGTTCATACATGGCGTTTCAAATTGCACTAAACGATATTTCAAAGAAGCGTATGAAGTCATACGTGAAAGAAGTGTCCCGCGAAAATAATGATAAACTCACGGCGCATCCTGCTTTCAAAGTTTTATTCGATGCACTCGAAGCAACGCGCAAACAATTACGCGAACTTGGTTTGACCTTTCAAACGCTTTCTGCATCTGACGACGACGAAGTAAACGACTTGATTAACGAAGTAAACAAAATAGATCGCGATGAACAAGGAGAATAGAGATGAACTGATAGCGTTAAAGCAGTCGGTTATCTCCGACTTGCATAACATCGACGTTGATTCGTATAAGCTAGATAGGGCAGACGAAAGACTAAATGTGTATATCAAAGGTTGTATTAACAATCCGGACGCGCACAACCTTTACGAGTTGCTAGCCGTTCGCCGCTTCTTTGTTTTCCTCGATAAATACGAATTTCGGATCAAGGAAGTAAAGAAGTTCGTCACGTTCTACGAGCGTTTGAAATTCTCCGGCACAAAGGGAAAGACTAGATACAAGCTGACTCCGATACAGGTGTTTCAGTTCTCTAATATTCTCGCGTTTTACAAGCCTGACACAAACAAGCGTTTGATTCGCGAAGCTCTTCTATTCGTTCCGCGTAAATTCAGTAAGACAACAAGTGTAGCGAGTCTTTCGATTAACGATTTGTTGTTCGGTGATGCGAACGCACAAACATACGTTGCTGCAAACTCATATAATCAGGCGAAAGTTTGTTTTGATGAAATACGTAATATTTTAAAGTCTCTCGATCCGAAGTTTAGGCACTTCAAAATTAATCGAGAAATCATATATAACCGCATAAAGGGAAAAACCTCTTTTGCCCGTTGCCTTGCCTCTAACCCGGATAAATTAGACGGACTTAACGCAAGCATGGTAATAGTAGACGAGTATTCACAAGCCGATAGCGCCGCATTGAAGAACGTTTTAACGTCCTCAATGGGCGCACGGCTCAACCCTTTAACCGTAGTAATTACGACCGCATCCGATAAAGAAACGGCTCCATTCGTTGAAATGCTCAAAATGTATAAAGCGATCCTACGAGGTGAGATTGAAAATGATTCCATATTTGCACACATCTTTGAGCCAGACGTAGACGATGAGGAAGGCGATCCGGCAACGTGGCGCAAGGTACAACCACACATGGGTATAACCGTTTATGAAGATTTCTATATAGACGCGTATCAAAAAGCACTATATAGCGCGCCGGATGCACTGGAATTTCGAACAAAGTTACTAAACGTATTTACTACCGACCAAACAACAAAATGGATTGAGGCAAAGCAGATAGAAGAACGATTCAAAGATATTAGAATTGAGAGTATCGGTACTTATCCGCTAACGATGGCGGCGGTTGATTTATCCGTTCGAGACGACTTTTCTACGGTTACTTATAATATCTATTCGAAAGAAAGCGGTTCTTTTCATTCACATACGGATTACTATTTCCCGGAAGGAGCTTTGAAAGATCATCCGAATCGGGAACTTTACGAAGGTTGGGCGAAAGCGGGCTATTTAATTCTTTGTGACGGTGATATTATCGACTATCAGCAAATAGTAAACGATATACTTGCACGTGCAAAGTATCTACAAATTATGGGAGTTGGCTATGATCCTTATAAATCGGCTGAATTTGTGAATCTTCTTACTTATTCCGTAGGCGGTGCGAGTGAATATATTAAGCCTGTTAAACAGACATACGGAACGTTTACAAGCCCTATCGAATCCTTTGAACTTGCTTTGTATCGGAGTAAGCTCACCTTTAGCCCTAATCCGATTACGCCATACTGTTTTAGTAATGCGGTATTAGACGAAGATCGGAACATGAATAAGAAGCCAGTCAAGAAAACGCATAACGCGAAGATTGATTCGACTATAACAAACCTAATGACATTCTACTTATTTAATAACATGGAGGTATAATGAAACTATCTTTTAATTTTGAATTGGGACGTTCAAAGACGCAAAAACGCGCCTTAAATGCAGAGATGAGCACAACGGATAAAGATGCGGCGATAAACTCCCGATTACCATCGTTACCCGGTCAGCCAATAGATGTGCATAACAGTAATCAAGCAATGAAACTTTCAGCCGCATATAGATGTACTTCTATTCTTTCGGGGACTATCGCGTCTTTACCGCTTATAATTAAACGGAAAAAAGATGGATATTTCTCACCAGACGAGGAAAACGATTTATATACGATATTAACCCGTATGCCTAACCGACGAATGAATAGTTTTGAAATGGTTAGGAATATGGTTGTTCAAATCGTAAATCAAGGAAACGCCTACATCGTTATCCGTCGAAAGTTCGGTAGTGTCAGCGAGCTTGTATTATGCGCAAATAATACAGTAACCTATGACAAATTGAATGATGTTTATATTATTTCTGATCCATATAACCGGATATATGGGCGTTTTGAATCCTACGAAATAATCCATCTTAAAAATAATAGTTTGGACGGGGGATATACAGGAGTAAGCACAATAATGTACGCTAGCCGTATCTTTTCCATAGCCGCGAGTGCAGATAATCAGAATTTACGAACCTTTCAGAATGGAAGTAAAATAAAGGGGCTTGTTTCCGGTGCAAAAGAGATAAATAAAGGGTTGCCCGGTGCAGGTATGACGGATATTCAACTTTCTACGGTTGGAGATCGCATAGAGGAACAACTAAACACAGGAAGAGACATTATTTCAGTTCCCGGCGATGTTGGATTTCATCAACTTTCTATAAATCCGGTTGATGCGCAGTTATTGGAAACAAAGAAATTCAGTATTCTTGATATATGTAGATTTTACGGAGTTCACCCAGATAAAGTATTTGCCGGACAATCTACTAATTACAAAGCTTCTGAAATGAGCAATGTTTCTTTTTTAACTGATACACTGCAACCAATATTGAAACAAATCGAGGCTGAATTTAATTACAAGCTGATTCCTAATTCAGTCGCTCACTTATATAGTATTTCATTTGATTTGTCATGCTTATATCAAACCGATTTAACGACACAAGCAAGCTATTATAAAGCTTTGGAAGAAATGGGAGCTCATTCCCCGAATGATACTCGTAGGGCTTTAGGAAAACCGCCCGTTGAAGGAGGCGACAAAGTGTTTATCTCCTGCAACGTTCAACCAATCGAGGCGGCTAGTCAAAAAGTAGAGCTACCCAAAAACGAAGAAACAAACATATAGTAAAATGATATTTGCAAAATATGGAAATACGAAGTTATACAGAGTTAGGTGCTCCTAAAGTTGGAGATGGAAGAATAATCGAAGGTTATGCGGTTGTATTCGGACAAGAAAGCCGTGTATTGTACGACAGGGAAAAACAACGCGCTTTTGTTGAGGTGATCGAAAAGGGAGCTATAACGGAAGAGTTATTGCGTAGTTGTGATGTTAAAGCTCTGTTAGATCATAATAAACAGAGATTGTTAGCTCGTTCTAATCGTGGTGCGGGAACTTTGTCGCTTGAACTTGACGACTACGGATTAAAATACAGATTTGAGGCTCCTAGTACTCCCGATGGAGATTTCGCCGTAGAAATGATTAAACGCGGTGATATTTTCGGTTCGTCTTTTGCGTATGCTTTAAATGAAAAGGATAAAACAAAAGTTTCCTATTCAATGAAAGACGGGTTGTTGCTTCGTACTGTACACATGATTGATCGGATTTCCGATATATCTCCCGTTGTTGATCCTGCTTTTTATGGTACAGACGTAACGGTGCGGAGTATGGACGATACGATAGCGGAGTTGTCCGGCGAGAATAAAGACTATCTAAATGAAATTAATAATTTACGCAAATCAATTTAAAACATGAGAAAAGAATTTGAAACTATTGCTCAATACAAAGAGCAGATGCGCGCTCTGTTGGATAAAGCAGAAGCGGAAAAAAGAGCACTCGACGCAAGCGAGAAAGAGCAGTTTGAGCAGTTAAAAACAAAGAAAGAACTTTTGGAAATGAAAGTCGAACGCCGTGCGCTTGAAGATATTAACGCGGGACTGGTGTCAGACCGTCGCGTGTTGTTTTCACAGGCTGTTTTTGACGTCGTTAATCATCGCTCTTTGGAAGAATACAACGGAGTAGTATCGGAAGGCGGTATTAAAGTTGTAGAACGTGCGGTGACTGTTACAGATACAACCGATGCGGCTAGCATGGTTCCTGTTACAATCGGTGAAATCATTGAACCGTTAGAAAAAGGCTTGATTATTGATAAACTAGGTATCAAGATGCAAAGCGGGCTTGTAGGTGACCTTGTTTTCCCAACATTGGCGGCTGTTGAAGCAACAATTCAGGGTGAAAACGTTGCGGTTACCGATACCGAATTGAATATCGACAAAATCAAGGCTTCACCCAAACGTGTATCTATTTCTATCCCGGTGTCTAAGCGTGCGATCAACCAAACGAACTACTCTTTGCAGGACGTAGTTTTAAAACAAATTTCGCTTGGTGTTGCCCGTACTTTGAACAAATGGATGTTTTCGGGGGCTGCGTTGTCTGGTGCAAGTAACGGCGTGTTTGTAAAGGCAAAACCGGATGTAGAATATACTTCCGCATTGACGTTCGCGAATATTGTTGCACTTGAATCTACTGTCATGGATGCGGGCGTAGATGTTACGGACGGTACAGCCGCCTATGTTTGCACTCCAAAGGTGTATGGTACTTTGAAATCCACTCCCAAAGCGGCGGGGGCTGCTGAAATGATCTGCCAAAATGGTATGGTGAACGGTTATCCGGTTCTTGTTACTAACTACATGGACGCCGATTCTATCGGATTCGGTGTATTCTCCAACGCTGCTATCGGTCAGTTCGGCGATATGGATTTAGTTATAGACCCGTATACCGGAGCGAAAAGTAATGTCGTAAACTTTGTGTTGAATACTGATTATGATATTGTTGTAGCTCGCCCGGAAGCCTTTGCCATCGCAAAGAAAAAAGCTTCTGCCTAATTCTATAACCTATCATTCACTAAAGGGCTGGGGCTTCGGCTCTAGCCCTTTCTAATTTATCCAATATGGCACAATACGTAACACTCGAAGAACTCAAACAGCATTTAAACGTTGACTTCGACACGGACGACGCGTATATAACCGGGCTTATCGAACCCGTTCAACTTCTTATCGAATCGTATCTAAATAATCCGCTAGATACCTACGTTAAGGACGCAAAAATAGATCGGCGTATCTGGCACGCGATCCGCATCCTTATAGCGAATTACTACGCAAACCGTGAATCGGTAACATTTGCCACTCCGCAAGTTATTCCGGGGCACATAGAACTATTACTGCAACCTTTAAAACGATATACGTAATGCAAGCAGGATTATTAAACGAAATGATCGCTTTTTACCGTAGCGAGTCAAAACGCGATAACTTGGGCGGCACGTCTGAAAGTTGGGTGAAAGTATTCGATAAACGCGCATACATTCGCTTTAAGTCTGGCGCACGCAAAGAAGCGAACGGCGAGATATACAATACGACCGTTAATACAATAATGATTCGCATCTGCAAAGAGATTAACGCTAAAATGCGAATCGAGTACGACGGGCAGAAATACAAGATTCTATCTATTAACCACGACCGGAAGCAACAAGCAACGGTTATAGAAGCGGAGGTAATCAATGAGTAACGACAATTACACCGGGCGCAACTTGTATCGCGTCGAAGTGGATGCAACGCGAGTAAACGAACTACTTAAACGGTTGAACGATAAAGAAGCAAAGAAGGCAATTTCCTCCGCTCTTAGAAAGTCGATTCTTATCATTCGTAAACAGGCGCAGGAAAATTTAGTCTATGCTGTTAATGGCGCTGAATTTGGGAGTACTAAGAATGGCGTGTCTTTCAAACCGCTAAAGAATGAAATAAAAATAGCGGTCTATCGCAATGCTTCCGGTGCACGGGTTAGCCTGATTGATAAACGTAAAAAGGGATCACGCGCTTTTATGCTTCCTTTTTTTGAATCTGGAACAATAGAACGAACAGCATACGAAAAAAGCGCTACCCATAAACCCGCAAACAGAGGTAGTATAAAGGCTTCTCGCTTCTTTTCTAATGCGGTCAAATCGAAGCAGAAAGAAGCGGAGAACTCACTAGAGAAAAATATTATTGATTCAATAACGAAAATAGCGAATAAAAAGAAATGAGTTTATCAATAGGCGCACACGTATATAAGAAGTTAAGCGACTCTACGGAGTTGGTGAAGTTGATTTCTGATAAGATATATGCTATCTCAACCAAAACGGAAATATCTTTTCCGTTCGTAATTTACAGGCGTAATTCTTTGGTTCCTGAATATACAAAAGATAGATACGGTACGGGCGATACCGTTTCGGTTGAGGTTGCCGTAGCTAGTGATAACTACTTGAATTCTGTCACTATCGCCGAAGAAGTGCGTAAGGCGCTCGAAAACAAGCGCGGGCAATATGACAACTTCAATGTAATAGACGCTAAACTAATTAGCGCGAATGAGGATTTTATAGAAGATACTTTTATTCAAAGCCTCGTATTCTCATTTAAAACTGAATAATTAACTAAAACACGATAAAATTATGAGTAAAGCAAAATCAGTGTTAGGAAAAGACCTAATGTTATTCATCGACGGTAAAGCCATCGCACTTGCCACATCTTGCAAATTGGGGCTTTCGGCTGAAACAATCGACACACAAAGTAAAGATTCGGGTATCTGGACGGAAAAGGACATTAAAAAACTTTCTTGGAACGCTTCCAGTGAAAACGTATTTAGCGCGGATGCAGATGCGAATAGCTACGATAAACTATTCGCTTTGTTCTTGGCGCATAAACCTGTTGTTCTGAAATTTGGCGTTGTTGGCAATCCTGACGTAAACGAAATGCCCGCCGCCGGATGGACGCTAGCGGAAGGTGCATATACAGGTAGTGCGGTTATCACTTCACTAGAAGCAAATGCGCCGGATGGAGACAAAGCAACACTATCAATCAGTTTCGAAGGAACCGGACCGCTTGCAAAGGAAGCAGCTAGTAAATAACTTACGGGCGGTGTTTTGCCGCCCTCTAAACGACTTATTCAATGAAAACAATATCACTTAACGGAAAAGATTTCTCTTTGAAATATACGCTTCGTGCGTTCTTTGTGTTCGAATCTATATCCGGCTATCCGTTCCAGTTTGGAAAGATGTTAGACGAGTTTCTTTTGTTTTATTCGTTCCTGCTTGCCTCTAATCAGGAATTGTTCAAAATGGAATTTGAGGAATTTATCGAATTATGTGAAAATGACTTGACTCTATTCGAACAATTCAAAGAGTTTATTTTGGATGAAATCAAACTACGTTCGCAATCGGCAGGAAATGACGTAAAAAAAAAGAAGGTGACAACGCGGAAACGAAAGCCGTAAGTATACGCGAACTTTATTCGCGCGTTGTTGGTGAGGGCGGGATCGCTCCCGATTACTTCCTCGATAAAATGGACTTTATCGAGGTTGAATCGTTTATAGACGGATTGAATCGACGCAATCGGGAAGCGTGGGAACAAACTAGATTGTTAGGTTTCATTATAGCGCAATCTAATAGCACAAAGACGCTAAAGCAAACCGATATACTCCGGTTCCCGTGGGATGAAGAAGAAAAGAAAGATACGAGCGTAACGGACGAAGAAATGCAACGATTACGAGCTAAGGCAAAAGAAGTAGAATCACAATTAAATACGAATAAAGATGTCTGATATAATAACACGATTATTGCTTAAAACGAATGACTTTGACGCGAATCTAAATAAGTCGAAGAAGAATGTAAACGCTTTTCAAAGCGACATTTCTAAAATGTCCGGTGTTGCAGTATCGGGAGTTATGAAGTTCGCCGGGGTTCTTGGTATTGCTGTAACTGCCTCGGAGGGTTTCAATAAAGTAATGAATAGCAGTCAGACGCTAGGAGATGAATATGCCCGTACTATGGACGGCTTAAAAGGTGGCGTAGACCAATTTTTCTACTCTATCGGTAGTGGAGACTGGACGCCGTTCATGAACGGGTTAACCGAAACTATACGTCTAGCACGCGAAGCATACAACGCGATGGATCAATTAGGAAATACAAAGATGTCATTCTCTTATTTTGATGCAAAGAATCAAGCAACCATACAAGAACAAATAACTATCTTAAAAGATAAGGATTCAACGGAAGAGCAAAAGAAAGCAGCTAGGGAACTATTAGACAAGACGCTGAAAGACCAAGAGGAAATCGTAGGACAATATAAACAAAGAAGTCAAAACGCATTACAAGCAATGGTAAAGGCGGCAATAGGACTTGACGGCGTAGATGTTTCGGCAATAGATATAGATAAAGTGTTGAGATTAGATGTATCTTCGGTAGGCGATAAACAAAAGGCACAATTAGCGAAACAGTATAAAGACTTCGTAGATGAATACGATCGTTTAAAATCCAAATTCACAACTTACGAAACGGTGGGTTCTGGAATGAATGTGCACACGGTTACAACAACAGATACAAATGCATTGAGTAAGGCAATAAGCCCGATGTTATCGAAGTATCAGGATGCAATACAATATAACGCGATTTTAGTAAAGAAGAGTGATGAATGGTTGCAGAATTTAATAAACGTTGCAACGGCGGCAGAGGCGGCGGGACGGAATTTATCTAGTATGACGAAAGCGGCGAACCGTGCTTCACAGTCAGGAATAGGCGGTAAAACGCCAAAGGAAGAACCGAAAGAGGGCTCTATCGCTTGGTATGACACGCAAATCGCAGAGCAAAATAAAAAACTGATTGCTGAAACCGACATGCAAGCGCGTTCCGCCATTCAAGCAACAATTAATGAACTCGAATCAAAGAGGATAAGTTTAAAGTTTGTTGTAGAGCAAGAAACGTTCAAAAGTGCTCATGGTGAAATGAAAGACAGCGCTTTGTCTCTTCCGGTAAAACCAACGTATAAAGATAAAGTTCCTACTCATGGGAAAGAAGGTAAAAACTTAAAGTTGCCGAAATATGATCCGCTTTTTAAAAAAGAAGATATAGACATGAATGAAAGGTATGCCGAATCTCTATCTGCAGTTGGTAGTATTATGGGGTCTTTATCTGGAATAACCAATGAAAGTGCGGCGGCGTATCTTCAATGGGGCGCAAATGTTATATCCAGTATTGCGCAAGCTATTCCGGCTATTCAATCGTTAATAACTGCGAAACAGACCGAAGCAGTAGTTAGCGGCGTAGCTTCCGCAGCAGAAACGCCCGTTGTCGGTTGGTTATTGGCGGGAGCCGCCGTTGCTGCCGTCGTCGCTGCAATGGCTAGTATTCCTAAATTCGCAACGGGTGGTATTGTGCCTGGCACATCATTCACAGGCGATAAAGTTCCGGCTTTACTCAATTCAGGCGAGATGATTCTAAACGGATCACAGCAAAGTAATTTGTTTCAAATGCTTAATAGCGGTTTATATGGCTCCTTATCGCAAAAGATTGCACCGTCTGCAGAAAATGGAAATCAGCCCGCAAACGTAACGTTTCGCATACATGGAAGAGATTTAGAAGGAGTTTTGAGTAATCATTATAATCAGAAAAGTAAAGTAAGATGAAACTAAGATATTATTCAGAGTTTAAGAGTAGGAAAGACAAGACGTATAGAATTGAAATTCATACGGTCTTTGCAACGTATTCCGAAGAACTCACCCTAACAGATAGCCCGTTTACTGTTGAGTATGAATCGGACACTCTATACAAGCCGTTGAAAATGTCTAATTCGGTAACAAGCATATTGACAGATAAGATTTTATCAGACCTATATACAGCCGAAGGGCAAAATATAGAAGTTCGTTTGTATAATAAAACCGATGATGTTTTAGAGTGGTTTGGATATATGAGTCCAAATTTATATTCGAGCGATTATATAACTCCGCTTAATATAGTGGAGATACAGGCAATCGATACTATTTCCGTTTTGGAAAATAAGAAGTACTCTTATATTAATTCTTCCGAGGTCTATTTTAAAAGTTTTAAAGATGTAATAATGCACATTCTTGATATTGCCGATCCCGGAAAGATTCTAAACAAATTGTACTTTCAAAAAACTAATAGAATCTCGAAAGATGTTTCTACTTCTTTGATAGAAGATATTTATATACATGAACGAAACTTCTTTGATGAAGCTAACGAGCCGATGAATAGTAGAGATGTTTTAGAAGAAATCTCTAAATATATCGGTATGACGTTCATTCAGTATCAGGATGCTTATTATATGATCGACTATGATTTTATCAAAAACGACGAGCTTCATTTTTTCGTTTATGATAGAATAAGCGATACATGTGAAAGTATAACAATCCCTTCCGCACTATTGAATGTGCGTAATATTGGCGTATCTGAAAGCGCGGGAAGTATATCGCTTGGTGATGTGTATAATAAAGTATCTGTTGTTGCTAATATGAATCAGATAACCAACTTATGCCCGGAATTGCTCGACGACGATAAGGATATAGTAAATCAAAACTCCGATCCCAATAAATATTATATATCTGGTAAGGATATAGACGGAAAGAATTACACCCTTCTTAATTCGTTTTTTAAATCTAATAGTAATTGGGGGTATTTGATACCGAGCTTTTCATTTCTTGATATTCCGGCAGAAGGTGTTGAAGTGACTATCGACAACGTTAATGATATATATTCCGGTGTGGTATGGCAGAAGTACAGCGACTACACAACAGAGGATGGGGAACCGTCTTCTTTAAGTTGGAAAACCTGCGTTTCATTCCTGCAAGCGTATAATATAATTAGTGCTTCTCGAAAGACTCTTTTAACATTGAAAAACGGAGAGTATTCTTTATTCAAAGGAGGATATTTCATAATAAATATCGCTTATAGAATGTCCGGCTCTTTTCTTCCGAACGATATAATAAAAACGTCCGATGAAGTATACTCTAATACAAAATATGGCGCCGGATTTGATAATACGATGGTTCCTTGCAAATTATATATAGATGATTACTATTATGATGGTGAAGTATGGAGAAATCAAAAGTATTATACGGATCGAGTAAATCGAGGCTATTATAAAATCACGCACAACTTAACTTATCGAGGGGCTACATGGTATAGATATAAGGATGCATTTGGAGATTGGAGATTTGTAAGCAAGGGCGAATATGATTCAGCTAGCGGCGAAAAGGCTTCCGGCGGGTTCGCCGATAGCAATAAGGTTTATGCGTATAGGGAAAACGGCGAAGATATTTTTGTCGAAAAATGGTATCACGACGAATGTACGCTTAAAGATGGTTTCTATTTGGTTCATATAAACAAAGAAGGTGATAAAGTTTTCGATGATGAAAAGAGATTAACGAATACTGTTAGTTATAGATTTAATCTGTACGACTCAACGGACGGAGTCGCGATTAAACTTCCAGATGATAAAATACTATGCGGAAAGATACGCTTTGAATTAAGCACTCCGAATCATTTAGGAAAATATCCTATGTATCGAACGGATGGGGGCTGTCACCCTTGTACTGCATTTCATATATCCGATTTCACATTTAAGTATACTAACAATAAAGTTACATACGATATATTTAATAATGCAGTTGACGACTCCGACGTAGTTTACAGCAACGTGATAAACGACAATAATGTAACAGAAATGGACGACATCGAACTACTAATCAATTCAAACGCAAAAAATATTTCTTCTTACTCAAATTGCGCTACCAAATCAGGGGATAAATTTGATTATTTAAAAACGGTATATAGCCCGTTGCACGATAAAAATGTATTGCCGGAACAAATACTAATAGACAAGTTTTATACACATTATAAGGCTCCTAAATTTAGATACAGCAATAATTTGAATCGTGGCTTTTCGATACTGTCTAGGATTTACGAAAATTCCCTCAAAAGAGAAATGGTAGTAGATCAAATGAGTATTGATTACGCAAATGAAAGTTGTAACGTATCATTAATAGAAACATGATAGAAGTAGAAAATAAGAAAGTGCCTCATTCGTTTCGGAATAAGTATTTACGCAATTCCGGTTCGGTAAGTATTAGTACAACAACGCCAACGCCTATAAATGGCGGTGGCGTTGATCTTAACGTATTAAAGATGGACGATGGGCGTACATCATCCGATAACAATGTATTTTCATCTCTTCGTTCCCTATTTGAAATAAAGTCTCGTATTATTGCTCTGACCGATAATAATACGGCACTGACCGACGATAATACGTTTTCTTCTTTGCGCATAAGGCAGGAACTAGATGCGGCTATCGACGCTTTAAAAGACTCGTATCTATCCAAAACAGTACCAGACGAAACGCAATTCCTTATCAAATTGCTAGGCGGTTTAATCGTTGATAACGGGCTAGACGTAACGAAGGGTATTTCTACGGATACGTTAACCGCAACGACGGTAACAACGCAAATACTCAACGTTCTTGATAAACTGATTGCCAAATCAGCGACTTTTTCCGGTGATATATCCTCAAATGACTACACAGAAGGCTTAATCGGTTGGTTAATCGGCAAAGACGGTCATATAGATGCAAAATCTCTTCGTCTACGTGATTTCCTTGAAGTTCCTGAATTACGCTACAACCGCGTATCAATCGTTTCGGGTGAAGAGTGGAACGCTCCGGGCGGCGGGATCATCGAACGTATAGACGAATCAAATCGGATTATCTACCTTAAACTCGAACCGGGCGAAATAGCAGAAATAGAGGTAGACGATATTTGCAAAGGTATATTCAACAACTCAACCGGATTTCAAACCGCTTATTTTCGTATTACTGAAAAGATCGGTGATTCTATGTTTAAATATGCGCTTCGTTCTGGTACAACCGCACACCCTTGCAAGGCTATGCACTTCGTTTCGTATGGTAACTTCACAAACAAAGAGCGGCAAAAATCGAGCTACTCGACACAAAGCTATGTCCGTTACCTGACAGGTGTAAACGGTTGGGAGATTTCAAAGGAAATGATCGCTATGCAGTTGGGCGACTTGTCTAACTTGAAATTGTTTGGTATCGAAATGACCGGACATAGTGCGTATCTCCGCAATGTGTATATGACCGGGACTATCAAGCAATTATCTAACGACGGTATAACCGAAGTTCCCGTACCTGCTTTCAAAGGAGTATGGACGCCGGGCACATATTGGTACTATGATGAAGTTGTATGCAATGGCAGTACATGGATATGTATTGTAGACAAAACAATCCAAGAACCAACAGACAATTCTACTGATTGGCTTAAATATGTCTCTAAGGGAGAAACGGGTGTCAAAGGCGATAAAGGCGATAAGGGTGATACAGGTGCAACCGGGGCAAAAGGCGACAAAGGTGATACAGGACCGACCGGATCGCAAGGTATTCCCGGTACATCACAGTATTTTCACGTGAAGTACTCCGCTAATGCGAACGGTAATCCGATGTCTGACACTCCGAACACTTATATCGGTACGGCGGTAACAACAAGTGCGACCGCTCCAACCGGATACGCTTCTTATAAGTGGGTACAGTTGAAAGGCTCGCAAGGTCCTAAAGGAGATCAAGGTATTGCCGGACCAACCGGAGCCAACGGACAAACTTCCTACTTACACATCAAGTACTCGGACAACGGTACGACGTTTACCGCTAACAACGGTGAGACGCCGGGCGCATATATCGGACAATACACTGACTTTACGGCGGCAGACAGCAATACGTTTTCCGCTTATACCTGGACGAAAGTCAAGGGTGACAAAGGCGATAAAGGCGATAAGGGTGATAAGGGTGCAACCGGGGCAACCGGGCTTCCCGGTGCTCTAATCCGTCCGCGCGGTGAGTGGAAAGCAAATACTAACTATGTTAACAACACGCAGTATCGAGATACTATCATCTACAACGGTAATACTTATTCGTGTCGTGCGGATCATAATTCCGGTTCTTCTTTCGATGTAACGAAATGGACTTTGTTTAACGAATTTATAAATGTCGCTACGCAGTTGTTAGTAGCTCAAAATGCGACGATTGATATATTAGGAACATCGGGTTTATTCGTCGGTAATCTATCAAAGACGCAGGGTTGGTTAATAAAAGGCGGTTCAATTAAGCATAATGTAACCGGGCTTGAATTAACAGCAGATGGTAAATTGTCACTCCCCGCAACGGGTGCGGTGACCGTAGGCGGAGAGATTTTCATAAAAAACGGTAAGATCGTAACTGACTTTATTGATGCAAACAAACTCGTTGTAAAACGAATAGAAGCTGTAGAAGGAACAATTGCAGGGTTCCAAATATCTAATACCCATATCGGAACGGGTTCTGTTAGTGGCACAAATTCTGGTAACGAAATGTTTCTTTACGATAATATGATTGGTTTTAATAGTCCCAATAGACAAGTGATTGTCGGTCCATTTAGTACATTAGGAGTCGATTATTTAGGAAGATTCTACGATCACCGATCAAGACCTTATGATATAAACAGGGGCGTATCTATTAGCGTAACCGGAGGACGAGATAATATAGCACTTGCTATTGATGGTGGTATTGTAGTTGATGGCAGAAGAGGGATTGATGAATATATTGAAATCGCCCAAGTATGGCATAATGGGAGTACACGAACTAAAGTATTGCAATTTAAAAATGGAATTTTATTTAGTGCAACTTGGTAATAATATTTAAATTACATAATTATGAAAATAGACTTTAGAGAAATTCAAGTAAAAGACATCGAAGGGAATAACAGTACCGTCGATATTGCAAAAATGTTAGGCAATGCGATCTATCAGAAAACCGCCGATTTGGGTGAGTTGGAATTAGCTCAAAACATCTACAAGAGCGGTGAAGTAGAAGTATCTCCCGAACAGGCGGAAAGTATTAAAAAATATGTGAGTACGGGGTTCGTCGCTTTTGTTCAGGTAGCGGTTAATGAGGCTTTATCGGTAGAATAAGAGCTACCCAAAGCGATATGAAATACATAAAATAAAAATATGGACGAATGGTTAAAAATCATAGGAGCGTTAGGAGGATTAGAGGCGATCCGGTTTACTGTTACTTTTCTAGCGAATCGTAAAACGAACGCTAGAAAAGAAAAGGCTACGGCGGATTCTATGGAACTTCAAAATTTACTTTCTATCATTGACAATCTAAACAAGCAGATTGAACGGTACGACGAGCGGCTAAAACAACGAGACGAGAAAGTAGATACAATTTATCGAGAATGGAGAACCGCACAGGCAGAGGCGCAAAATTGGATGCGTAAATACTACGAGCTTGAATTAGCTTTGAAGGATGCGGAACACAACCGATGTGATAGACCAGACAGCGAGTGCAGCCGGAGAACTCCGCCGCGTAGACCAATAACTATTAATCAAAACAATAAGGAGACAGCAGAATGAAACACTTCACTATTAAAGAGCTTGCGCACTCCGATACGGCGTTAGCGAAAGGAATTGATAATTTCCCAACAGCGGAAGCTATCAACAATTTAACAAAGCTGGTAGATAATGTACTCGATCCGTTACGCGAGAAATACGGCAAGCCGATCCTCGTTAGCTCTGGGTATCGCAGTGCAATTCTTAATCGTAGCGTTAACGGTGCGACATCTAGCCAACATCGACTAGGGGAAGCCGCCGATATTACGGTAGGAAGCAAAGAAGGGAACCGGAAGCTATTCGAAATAATCAAAAGCGAATTACCTTTCGACCAGTTAATCGACGAAAAGGATTTTTCTTGGGTACACGTGTCATTCAGAGAAGGACGTAATCGGAAACAAATACTAAAGCTATGAAACGACTAGTTTACATTATCATACTGTTAATATTAGCGGTGTGTTTCACGTCCTGCCGAACTCAATATATCCCGGTTGAGTCCGTCCGCACTGAATACAAAACGCGCGATAGCATCCGGATTGATAGCATCTATCAACGAGATAGTATTTATACGCTCGTAAAGGGTGATACAGTTTATCTGTATAGATATAAGTATCTGTATCGCTACTTAACAACGAATCGTACCGATACGATTCTTAAAAACGATTCTATTCGTGTGCCTTATCCGGTTGAAAAGAAGTTAAACCGATGGCAATCTATTAAAATGGAGTTGGGCGGGTGGGCGTTTGGAATTATAATTTTGTTTATTCTGATAATAATTGGTCGAATAATATTCAAATCAAAAAATAATTAGTATATTTGTGTACGGGTGGGGGTGTCTGTTGTATCATCTCTCTGTAGAAAATTGCTATTTTTCGAGGACGGGAGATAATGCGTTATTTATTCCATTAAGAATGGGAGGTTGTGCCGTTGAACGACACAACCTCTTTTTATTTATATACAATAAGAAAACCCCGCAACGGCTCACATTGCGGGGTTAGTGTCAAATAAGAATCTTAACCGATTTTAAGCGATGTTTGATGAATCATTTCGCTTACGTCCTTCAAAGCATTTAAAAATGTTTGAAGTTCATTATCAGTAAAGCGAGCCTTTTTCCCGTTTACGATGTTACCGTTAATTCTTTGATATAGCCAATTTCTTGACTTTCCGAAATACTTCTTTGCGATATAGCTAAACGAAATAGCCTCCGGCAATTCTCCGAGCTTATCTCTTAATATAGCTTCTTCCGCTCTTTCAATGAAATCGTTACAAGCGTCTACAGTTGCTTTTAGTCCAGATTCAGACGCTTTTTTATAGGCTTCTCGCTGATCTTCTGGCAGTGCGTTATATTTGGCTTGCATTTCTTTTTTGAAAGCGTCCCTTTCTTCTTGTGTAGATAAGGTTTTAAATCTTTCAAAATCCGCTTTCATTTCGGGTGTTGGCAAGCAGGCGTTTATATCTATCATATTTTAAAGTTTTAATCCCTCCCCGAAGGGAGGGAGGTTAATTACTCTTTTAATTTTTCCCGAATCTCATTCATCCGGTCGAGTATGTCATTTATTAATGCTTCTCTTTCTTTTTCATTTTCGGGAACCCCGTAGGCTTCGTGGAATGAAGCGAGAAGTTTTAAATTCTCATACTCTTGTTCTAATTCCTTTCTTTCTTCATCTTTCATTGGTTAAACATTAAAATTAAGAACTCTTATTTGACCCTACAAAGGTAATAAGCATTTGCTTATTGTGCAAGTTTTTGGCGAATTATTTTAGTGAATTAATATAATCTATTACTTTTCTATTCGCTTTATCTATTTGCTCTAAATCGTAATCTATATAAATTCCGGTTGTTTTGCATCCGAACTCATGCCCCAAAGCTAAAGATATTACATCTTTCGATATTCCTATTTTATGCGCTATTGTAGCCCATGTATGGCGCGCCCAATACGAGGTGATGTCGGGAAATAAAATATCTCTAATCTTTTTCCCGCCTAATCCTTTTCGTTCGAAATTTCCCAGTTTTTGCAAACCTCTATTCATTGCTGCCATATACTTTCTATAATTGTAATCGTTGGTTTCGAGCGTGTTTAGTAGAAATTTATTTCCTTTATACCTGTTTATTATCTCCATTGCTTCCGGTTCTACTTTGATAGAGTATAGCTTTCCGGTTTTTTCTCGTTTATATTCTATGCGTCCGTCAACTATTTGTTTGAGGTTAAATAAGTCTATTGCGTTTATTCCGATTAGATAAAACATAAGCATGAATATGTCTTGATACTCCTTTTGATATTTTTCTCCGTTAAAGTCTCGGAGCGTGGCGAGTTGTTCCGGTCTTAGCGAGCGTTTTCTGGTTTCCTCTTTTTCGATAGCAAACTTTCTAAACGGATATAACTCCGTTTCTTCGTTATCTATCGCATAGTTAAAGACGGCTCTAATATTCCGTAGATGGATTGATATTGAATTGGTTTTCATTCCTGTATCTTTTAGCCATTTATTAAAAGATTCCAGCCATTTCTTTGTGATAGTCTCAAATGTACATGCCGGGTCGTAGGCAAGAATCTTATTCTTTGTAGCCTTATATAGTTCTATTGTATTTCCTTTCGTCTTTGTCTCTATAAACTCGTCTAGGCAGGTTACGAAAGTTTTGCAGGTTGACTCGTTTTTGATGGACTTTGAAATATAATCTTTCAAGGCTGTGTCGCTCATGCTTTTTAATTTCTGATTATTATCCAACATAACGATAAGCATTTCTACGCGATTTATAAGATTGCGTATCGCCACATTTTTAGCTTTGTAGCTTTTCACTTCTTTGCTATACTCTGTACCCGTCCACGTTCTCGGAGTAGCGCAAAAATCGGTACTTATTAATATTCGGCTTTTATGCCTAATATACAACTTGATCGGGTATGTGCCGTCTTTCTTTTCTCTACGTGTGTCTAATTGATAACAAACAGTTGCCATAATAATATTGTTTTTAGTATATATACGCAAACAACGTGTCAACGGGATAGCGCGATATTATGCGAGATGAAAATTTGCGCAAAATTTGCACCATTTTCCTTAATAATACCCGTTTATAACGCCTAAAAACGATACTTTGATATAGATATAAGGCAATAAAAAAGCCTCTTACTTGTTAGTAAGAGGCTGATAATCAGATAGTAGTGGGTACGAGAATCGAACTCGTATTACATGCGTGAGAGGCATGTGTCCTAACCGTTAGACGAACCCACCGGAGTTTGATAGATTAAAAAGAGCCAAGTCTTTAAAACTTAGCTCTTTTTTATTTTGAGATTTTTTGCGGAAGCTGGGGGATTCGAACCCCCGGTACCCTTACGAGTACGTCAGTTTAGCAAACTGGTGGTTTCAGCCACTCACCCAAACTTCCTTGAACCCGCATTCTCTCTCAAATGCGGTGCAAATATAGGGGGAACTTTTGGACTACGCAAATCTTTTAGCAAGATTTTTTTTACCTGTTTTTTGTAAAATGAGATAACCTGCTATGTTTCAAATGTTAAACGGAAGAATTTTTTTTTCGAAAGCTTTTAATTTTTATCGATGGAATGGGAACTTGAAACATATTGACGCTATCCGCTTATTATAGTGACGGTATCTTCATGGGATAGGGTAAACATCCGGATGGGATAGTGACGGTATATTTGACGTAAGAAAAGGACATAAAAAAAGGCTATCTATCCCAGACAGCCAATCTTTTTGTTAACCTTAAATCTAATACTATGAAAAACACAGTACAAATATACGGACTTCTGTCAACTTTGCAAATAAAACAAGAAAAAAGAGATGTTTTATAACATTGATTAAATATTTGATTCCTCAATTCTATTTTTATTAAGACTTTCGGCGTTTTGAATGCTATATTCCCAATATTTGTCACATAATTTCAGATAGCTGGTCTCGGCACTCTTGCCACCTAAAGAAATAGCGTACATCTTTGTCTGTTTCGCTTTTGCGTGTTCGATGGTTCGGGATAGTAGTTGTTCGACAGGACGCATCTCAAAGTCCGATACGGTGATAATGTCCGCTTCCATATATCCTTCTTCGCTGATCTTTCGCAAAGCATGCGTGATGACAGGTTCCATATCGGTTCCGCCATGAAAGGATTGACATAAGAAATCGACCAGGCGATCGAAACTGCTGCCTAAATCTGTGATTTCAATGTACTCGATATCATCGGAAAACAGGATGACGTAACATTTCCGATGTTGCACTTCCGTCAGTTCGGCAATGGCAAGTAGGGTGGATTTCGCGATTCTTTCCCGTTCGCCTGCCATGGAACCGGAAGTGTCCAGACAAACAATGAAAGGACCTTCGGCTTCTTCGGAAACTTCGTTCCCTATTGTTTTCTTGTCGTTGATGGTTTGCTTTTCATGTGATTGATAGTCGATGATTTGCAATCTCTTCTCAATGAAACGCTCAAAGAAAATGGGTTGCAGGCTTTTTTCGGCCAGATAACAATATTCCAAGGGAAGAAGGCTGTTTAAGTCGTTTCCTTCGCAAATACCAGCAATATCACTTCGGGTGGCATGAGATATAATTTGTTCCCGATGAATACCGGCAGTCATTTTGAAACGTTTCCGGCTGCTTTGGTGTTTCTTGCCCAAGATTTCTACCAGTTCACGGATAACGGGATTTCGTTTGATCGTTTCTTCGTATTCTAAAATCTGTTCTGCTATCTGTTTATGGTTGCGGAGTAACCAGACGAGGCGTGAGCCGCCACGTACCGGAAGATTTTTGGCAAGTGATAGCTGAAGACGGTAGAAATCATCACAAAGCCGCTCGATATGTTCCATCTGATAGTTGAACTCGTTGTTCGAGAGCAGTGTGTGCCATTTGTCGAAGAAGAGAGTCCGCAACGCTTTCCATTCTTTAGAGCGTGGGCTGATTGCGTCAAAACGCTGGAGGTAGTATTTTACGTTGAGGTCTACCAGGTGATATTTCATTGAGAACGTGTAGGCGCTGTTTTTCAGGAAATGGAGAAACTTGGTGTCGGATGCTTCATTCATTTCATGAAAGTATTCCCATTGCGACGCGTAGTGGGAGTAGAAATCTTGCAGGGAGGGTTGCGTGTGACGAAAATACCGGTGAATGTCCGCATCCAGTTCTTCGGGACGGATAACCAGGTTGTGCAGTTGTTCGTCGTACACATCGTAGGCTATTCCCTGCAATTTTTCGTAATAAATGTCTTGCAGGTGTTTGAGCCTAATACTCTCTGTTCTCTTGTTCATGGGCGTGAGCGATGATGCGGAGTTCGTTTCGGTAATTCTCTATGATATGTGCAGTCTCTCCTAAAATTCGTTTGATCTTGCTTTTTTGCGATGAGCTTAAGAAAAGATGCTCCTTTGTATATGCTGTTTCCCGCTCGGAGATTGTTTTATATTCCACTTCCATTTGATGCAGCAAGTCGATCACTTCCTGCAATGTAAATTCGAACGGAGTGTTGCCATCCTGTTGTGCAGGCAAAGGATCACAATTGTCATAACATAGTAACGGATATTCCTGATTGTTGACGAAAACAGACCGTCTTCCTTTTCGGAGGGAATAGATATTCTTTTGCGCGATATTTCTGTTTTTTACAAAATCGTAGGCTTTTAGGATTTTGTTGACCGGACGGAATTTATCTTGTTGGATATAAAACAGTCGGTTGCTGTCTTTCTTCAAAGACTGGTAATCGGAAGCAAAAATGAGTAGATTTCCGGCAATGTGATAACCTTCTATGCGATGATAGAAGGTGTCTACGACTTGGATTCCCGGATCGCTAAGTTCACGTAGGCTGTGTTCGGACTTCATGTTTTCTTTCAGTGTGTCCAGTTTTTGCTCCAGTCGTTTTTCTCCTAACAGATAGGTGTTGATGCCTCGTGCTATCGACTGTTCTACAATCTCTTCGATAATGGGGAGCTGCGAAATTTCATCCCATAGGCAGGCGCTCATCAATAGGCAGTCGGAGAAATGAATTCCCGGAGATTCATTCAGATAGGCTGATGTGCGGAGTAGACCTACTATTTTCTTCCAGCGGCGGTCGGATACATAGATGGGAGGGGTGTTTTCATCCCGTCCTGTGTTGTATTGTTCAATTTCTCGTTTGATATTGTGAATCAGCTCAAAAATGGTATAGTGAATACCTACTTTTTCGCTTTCAGCTTGTATCTGGTTGTATAATTCATCGTTCACCTGGAGCTTTTCAGGGATTTCAGGTTCTATTTCCCGCGTAGAAGAAATCATCTGATCGAACGCATATTCCTGTTCGATACATCCGACAAACTGACGGATCAGGAAACGGTCGTATAAGGCTTCCAGTCCTTCACCTTTTGCCGGCAGTTCGTTGGAAGCGGCAATTAATGCTTTCAGGGGTACACGCACCGTAAATTGTCCGTTGCGGTATATCTTTTCATTGATTACCGTCAAAAGGGAATTTTGGATAGCAGGGCCGGCCTTCCATATTTCATCCAGAAAGACAATTGATGCTGTCGGCAGGTATCCTTTTGTGATGCGTTCGTACGTATCTTCATCCTTCAATTTTGAAATGGAGACGGGGCCGAATATTTCGTCCGGTGTACTGAAGCGGGACATCAGATACTCAAAAGCATCTGCGCCTTTAAATGCCAGTTTTAGCCTGCGTGCTACCAAACTTTTAGCTACTCCCGGAGGGCCCAGCAGAAAGATACTTTCCCCTGCCATGGCGGATAGCAGAGACAGTGCGATGGTATGCTCTTTTTCGAATACTCCCTCATTGAGAGACTTCAATAATTGGGTGATATGTGATTTGATAGACTTCATGCGACGGATAATTTCATGTGTTGTTAGCAAGAGGCAAAGATACAAGAATTCTTTGAAATAGACTTCGCCGGAGGGATTTACTCCTAGATTTAGGCAATTTCCTCCTGATAAGTAGGAGTTTTCAGTTTCATGGGGAAAATTCATTCTCTACTTTTGTTCTATCGAAAGATAAATGATATATAATAATTAGAGAACCATTAAAAATAAAGGAATATGAAAACGAGCACATTTAAATACTTCGGTTTGGCGTTGATGGCTATATTGATGGTAAGTTTTACCTCTTGCGAAGTGGAAATAGACAGTTTCTATGATGATGATAATAATGGTGCAGGGTACTATAACCGTTCGGCTGATTTATGTAGCCGAACCTGGGTTAGTTTCTACCGCGACATGGACGGTAACTATTGCCGTCAGGAACTGGATTTCTTTTTAGACCGTACCGGAATCGACTATATACGGGTGGAATATCCTAATGGAACAGTCGATCAATATGAATATAATTTCCGTTGGAGTTGGGAAAATTATGCACAGACTTCCATTCGTATGTCATACGGACCGAATGATGTTTCATACCTGGATGATGTATATATCGGTGGAAACAGATTGAGCGGTTATCTGGACGGACGAAATAACTTTGTGGAGTTTCAAGGGAAAAGATGAGACGTGAAACAAGATGAAGCGTAAAGCAGGAAGAAACGTGAAGCAGGAAGAAATAAGAAAAGGTTAAGAAATTAGGAGAGATAAAGAAATTAGAAAAAGATAAAGAGATAGGTAAGCGTAAGGAAGAAACAGGTAAAAAAGCATCTTTGGAAGGATAACACGATGCGGGTAAAAAGAGAAAGGATAAGATTGTTAAGATAGAAATATAACAGATATTAGAAACAAAATAACAGGTAACAGTGTAAAAGGGTAATCAATAAGATTTCAGGATATATGAATCAGGGTATAATTGGGGCGCGAAATGAAAGCTTAAAAGTTTTGAACCGGACTAAATAGTTTTTATCTTTGCGCCCTATTAGTTTTTATATACATGGAGTGGTTATATAGTCTATTCATCGAACATTCTGCCTTACAGGCTGTTGTGGTACTTTCACTGATTTCTGCCATTGGTTTGGGCTTGGGAAGAGTGCATTTCTGGGGAGTTTCCCTGGGAGTCACTTTTGTTTTTTTTGCGGGTATCCTGGCCGGCCATCTCGGGCTTTCGGTCGATCCGCAGATGTTAAACTACGCAGAAAGTTTCGGACTGGTCATTTTCGTTTATTCCCTCGGGCTACAAGTCGGTCCCGGTTTTTTTAGCTCTTTCCGTAAAGGTGGGGTAACGCTGAATATGTTGGCGTTGGGAGTAGTTCTACTGGGAACGTTGTTGACGGTGGTGGCTAGTTATGCAACGGGTGTCTCTCTTCCTGATATGGTGGGCATCCTTTGTGGAGCAACGACAAACACTCCGGCATTGGGAGCTGCGCAACAAACTCTGAAACAGATGGGAATAAACAGCAGTACGCCTGCTTTAGGATGTGCGGTGGCCTATCCGATGGGAGTAGTCGGCGTAATTCTTGCCGTTTTATTAATCCGTAAAGTATTGGTCCGCAAAGAAGACTTGGAGATAAAAGAGAAAGACGATGCGAACAAAACTTATATTGCAGCGTTTCAAGTACACAATCCTGCTATTTTCAATAAAAGTATCAAGGATATAGCTCGTATGAGTTACCCGAAGTTTGTCATATCCCGTTTGTGGCGTGACGGACATGTCAGTATTCCGACTTCAGACAAGATTCTGAAAGAAGGCGACCGTCTGTTGGTGATAACTGCGGAAAAAGACGCTTTGGCCCTGACAGTGCTTTTTGGTGAACAGGAAAATACGGATTGGAATAAAGAGGACATTGACTGGAATGCGATTGACAGCGAATTGATCTCGCAGCGTATCGTTGTCACCCGTCCCGAACTGAATGGTAAGAAACTCGGTGCACTCCGGTTGAGAAACCATTACGGAATTAATATCAGCCGTGTTTACCGGTCGGGGGTGCAACTGCTTGCTACTCCGGGATTGATACTTCAGTTGGGCGACCGCCTGACAGTGGTGGGCGAGGCTGCTGCTATCCAGAATGTGGAGAAAGTATTGGGAAATGCCGTGAAAAGCCTGAAAGAACCCAATCTGGTTGTTATATTTATCGGTATCGTGCTTGGTTTGGCACTGGGGGCTATTCCTTTCTCTTTTCCGGGTGTCAGTACTCCTGTGAAGTTGGGATTAGCGGGCGGACCGATCATTGTCGGTATCCTTCTGGGTACTTTTGGACCACGGATACACATGATTACCTATACCACCCGTAGCGCGAACCTGATGTTGCGTGCCTTGGGACTTTCCATGTACCTTGCCTGTCTGGGACTGGATGCGGGAGCTCACTTTTTCGATACCGTATTCCGTCCGGAAGGCTTATTATGGATTGGTTTGGGAGCCGGATTGACTATCATTCCAACAGTGTTGGTTGGATTCGTGGCCTTCAAGATGATGAAGATCGATTTCGGTTCTGTATCCGGTATGTTGTGCGGAAGTATGGCAAATCCGATGGCACTGAACTATGTAAACGATACAATCCCCGGCGACAACCCATCCGTAGCCTATGCGACTGTTTATCCGCTATGTATGTTCTTGCGGGTAATTATCGCCCAAGTGTTGTTGATGTTCTTGTTAAATTGAGAATGGTACATTGCTGAATCGTAATTAGTAACTAGTAAATTGTAAATAGTAAAATAGTAAATAAAATGACTGCTCAAAGTAACATAACTCCTGAAAGCATTGTGGGCGATCTCCGTTACCTGCAACTGCTTTCCCGAAGTTTTCCTACGATTGCCGATGCTAGTACGGAAATAATCAATCTGGAGGCTATCTTAAATCTACCTAAAGGGACAGAGCATTTCCTGACTGACATTCATGGAGAATACGAGGCTTTTCAGCACGTACTGAAAAACGCTTCAGGTGCGGTAAAACGTAAAGTAAATGAAATATTCGGCAACACTCTCCGCGAGGCTGAAAAGAAAGAAATCTGCACGTTGATTTACTATCCCGAAGAGAAACTTCAATTAGTGAAAGCCCGTGAAAAGGATCTGGATGATTGGTATCTGATTACCCTGAACCAACTGGTGAAGGTCTGTCAGAATGTATCTTCCAAATATACCCGTTCGAAGGTTCGTAAATCGCTGCCTGCCGAGTTCTCTTATATTATTCAGGAATTATTGCACGAATCTTCCATCGAGCCGAACAAGCATGCTTATATCAATGTAATTATCAGCACGATTATCACTACCAAGCGTGCCGACGATTTCATTATCGCTATGTGCAATCTGATTCAGCGTCTGACTATTGACTCTCTTCATATCGTAGGCGATATTTACGACCGTGGTCCTGGCGCGCATATCATCATGGATACGTTGTGCAATTACCATAACTTCGATATTCAATGGGGAAATCATGATATTCTCTGGATGGGGGCAGCTTCCGGTAACGACAGCTGTATTGCCAACGTGATACGTATGTCCATGCGCTACGGCAACCTGGGCACGCTTGAAGACGGATACGGAATCAATCTGCTTCCATTGGCTACTTTTGCAATGGATACGTATGCCGATGATCCTTGCACCATCTTCATGCCGAAGATGAATTTTGCCGACGCTCATTATAATGAGAAGACTCTGCGCTTGATCACTCAAATGCATAAGGCCATTACCATTATCCAGTTTAAACTGGAAGCCGAAATCATCGACCGTCGTCCGGAGTTTGGGATGACCAACCGCAAACTGCTGGAAAAGATTGATTTTGAGCGTGGCGTCTTTGTATACGAAGGAAAAGAATATGTTTTGCGCGATACCAACTTCCCTACCGTAGATCCTGCCGATCCTTACCGGTTGACGGAAGAAGAACGCGAATTGGTAGAAAAGATTCATTATTCATTTATGAATAGTGAAAAGCTGAAGAAACACATGCGTTGCCTGTTTACCTATGGCGGAATGTATCTGGTTTCAAATTCAAATCTTCTTTATCACGCTTCTGTCCCTCTGAATGAGGATGGCAGCTTTAAGCATGTCAAAATACGTGGTAAGGAGTATTGGGGGCGTAAATTGCTGGATAAAGCCGATCAACTGATTCGTACTGCGTACTTCGATGAAGAAGGGGAGGAGGATAAGGAATTTGCTATGGATTACATTTGGTATATGTGGTGTGGTCCGGAAGCTCCCTTGTTCGATAAGGATAAGATGGCGACCTTTGAGCGTTATTTCGTAGAAGATAAAGAATTGCATAAAGAGAAGAAAGGTTATTATTATACATTGCGTAACCGGGAAGATGTCTGCGATCAGATTTTGGCAGAGTTTGGAGCTTCCGGCCCTCACTCGCATATCATCAACGGGCATGTGCCTGTGAAAACGATTCAGGGAGAACAGCCAATGAAAGCCAATGGCAAGCTTTTCGTTATTGATGGCGGATTCTCAAAAGCTTATCAGCCGGAAACGGGAATTGCGGGATATACGCTTGTTTATCACTCTCATGGTATGCAGCTTGTGCAGCACGAGCCGTTCCAGTCTCGTCAGAAAGCTATCGAAGAGGGGCTTGATATCAAATCTACCAACTTTGTCTTGGAATTCAATTCGCAACGGATGATGGTGAAAGATACCGATAAAGGAAAAGAACTGGTGACCCAAATACAGGATTTGAAGAAATTGCTCGTTGCTTATCGTACCGGTCTGATAAAAGAAAAGGTATAATTAGTAATCAGTATGCTCAAAGTTGCACGTTTCTGAATTTATTCACCACAGAGGACGCAGAGGACGCAGAGTTTTACTATTTTTTATTCACTATAGAGTAACACAGAGTCTCATGTATTTAGAATCGTATTTATCGCTCTGTTTTACTTGCAGAAAAAACTCTGTGTCCTCTGCGTCCTCTGTGGTGAATAAGTTTAGAAAAGAACAATACCCGCTTCGATAATAGCTCCCTTATCGTAATTGCTCGATTTATTATAGAATCTGGTTAACCCATATCCACCTGTTGCAAAGATGCCGAACTTCTTGGTAAATTGATATTCCAGATTTGCACGTGCCTGCAGTGCGTACAGGCGTTTCGGGATGACCTCATCTTTGTTGTCAAAAGCCTCGATATGCTGATATCCGAGGTCTCCGCTGATGGATAACCCCTTGTAAAGGGGGAAAGACAGACCGGCACGATAGGATGCGCTCGCCGAAAACTTATCATTCAATCCCTGATACATGGAACCCACTCCCAATATTGTATAAAACAACTGGTTCTTGAATCGTACCCCGATATTGGCAGGCGTTGCATTTCCACCGTATACCATCATTTGCACTTTTGTGTCAGGATTTGCATTCACCAAACCAAGTTGGAGACCTTTCATATCTTCTTTGTAGTAATTGACAAGACCAATTTGAAGTCCGCGCGCTTTCGTTGCGTAGTTGCATAATGCTACTTGCATTCCATTCAGCTTTGATGCGGTTATATTGGCAATTCCTGCTATCTGCAAACCGTTCATGTGTTCGCCTACTACATTTAAAAGTCCCGAAGCCATCAGACCACCGAAGCTCTGTCCGGTGATATTTGCTACTCCAGAAAAGTGTAAGCCCGAAGCCATATTGCCCGTCACATTCATGAAACCACTAATCATTAACCCCGAGTTGTTGTCTCCTCCGATGCTCGTTAGCCCGGATATGACTACTCCCTGTGCTTTGTCGCCGGTGATATTTACCAATCCGGCAGCAGAAAGCCCTACGGTGTTATCGCCGCTGATATTACTGATACCAGCCAGCTGAACGCCCCGCATAGTACCCCCTGCCAAGTTGGCTAATCCGGTGATTTGTACTCCGTTCATGTCACCATGAACCACGCTTCCCAATGCGTTGATACCCACACCGTTCAGACGGTTCATGGTAGACAGGAGGCCGATGTTTACATAGGTCGTCTGTGTACTGTCATGCGGTTGCGTGCATATATCTTTCCAGATGGATATATTGATCCCTGCACTCTTGTTCTGTGCCGGTAAAGAAACGGCAGCCATTAGTATAGCTGCCGTAAGTATTGTTTTCTTTATCTTCATTCCTTTCTCTTTTTCGGTTTAAGTTATATCTTTCTCTATGCAGCTGACAATCTATCAGCCTTTTGCTTCCTGATACAAATAACGCTTGATGCTCTTCTTCGGTGTCTTTTCAAATTCTTCCGGATAGATTTTCATCTTGGATATCTGGCTGTATGCCGGTAGCATGGTGTTCAGTGTCACGCGGTTTTCTTCCATTACTTGTTCGATGTCTTCAGTCTTCAGGCCGTGAGCGAACGCATCGTCAAAGTCGGGATAAACAAGTCCGACAAGTTTCTCGTTTTGCTGAACGATAATGCTTTCAGCCACGTATGGCAGGTTGTTCAACTTATCCTCAATTTCTTCCGGATAGATATTCTGTCCGCTGGAGCTCAATAACAGGTTCTTGCTGCGTCCTTTGATTGTAACATTACCTTCTTCATCCATCAAAGCCAAGTCGCCGGTATGCAACCAGCCGTCCTTGTCGATGACTTCTTGAGTGGCTTCTTCGTTTTTGTAATAGCCCAGCATCACATTCGGGCCCTTACATACGATTTCACCAACGATATTTTCGGGATCAGATGACAATACTCGTACATCCATGCGTGGTACAGCCTTTCCGCAAGAACCCGGTTTGAACTTTCTCCAATCTTCGTAGCAGATAATCGGGCCACATTCCGTCATTCCATATCCAACCGTATAAGGGAAATCAATCATTTTCAAGAACTGTTCCACTTCCTGATTGAACGCTGCACCTCCTACGATGACTGCCTTGAAGTTTCCGCCGAATGCCTTAATCATCTCTTCGCGCACTGTTGCCTTTATCTTGTCATTGATAATAGGCACTTTCAGCAATATCTTCATCGCCGGAGTTTCTAACTTCGGAAGCACGCTTTTCTTGATTATCTTTTCGATGATGAGTGGTACGGCAACAATCAGACTGGGTTTCACTTCTTCAAAAGCCTGGAAGATAATCTTAGGGCTTGGCATACGGGTGAGGAAATAGATGTGGCAACCTACGGAGAACTCATAAAGGAATTCAAAAGCTAATCCGTACATGTGTGCCATAGGAAGCATGGAAACGATTTTATCTCCGGCTTCCAGTTCCAACACTTCAAAAGCAAATTTGGTATTCGACCACAGACTGCGGTAGGGGAGCATTACTCCTTTGGAATAACTCGTTGTTCCCGAAGTATAATTGATAACTGCCAGTTCTTCCGGTTCGTCTTTGTGATAAGCGACATGCTCTTTACGGAAATTCTTCGGATATTTTTTGCCGAACATTTCGTTCAGATGTTCGCGTGCATACGTGAGCCGTTCGCTGCGTGACACTAATAGGGTGAAGTCATTCATCATCAGGATACCTTCCAGTAGCGGCATTGCCGACTCGTTCAGGTTTTCCCATACCATATCTCCTACAAGCAGTAATTTAGCTTCGGAGTGGTTGACGATATTATGCACGTTATCTGCTTTAAATTCATGGAGAATAGGTACAATGACGGCTCCATACGTCAGTGTGGCAAGGAAAGTAACTCCCCAGTGAGAGCTGTTTCTTCCACAAACGGCAATCTTGTCTCCCTTGCGGATTCCGCTTTCTTCAAAGATGATATGGAGTTTCTCGATTTTGCGAGCTACGTCTTTATACTGTAAAGTTGCACCTTTATAATCGGTCAGGGCATCCAAATCCCAATTATTCTTGATACTATTCTCAATATAGGCTATAAAACTTTGTTCCATTGTTTTTTGCACATTTGGTATTAAATTGTGCAAATATAGCAATTATATTAAGAATGAAGAATTAAGAGTGAAGAATTTTTGGAAATGGGGGAGAGAGTAGTGGGGGAATTTGTGTGGCGATACGTTATAAATACAATGGATGAGGCTTATAATTGAATGAATGGTGTTTATGGTTGGATAAATGATGCTTAGTTGGATGAAGGCTTATCACAAAAGGGATTAACTTATAATAAAATAGATTGACTTGTAGTATAAAAAAAGATTATGCTCATAGCTCAACAGATTATGCTTATAGCTAATTGGATTATCATTATAGCAAAACTGATTATCATTATAGCTAATTTAATTATCATTATAGCTAAAAAAAATATGCTATTAGCAAAAAAACATTCAGCTAATAGCATATTTACAGTAACTTCATTTCTTATTTCAAGTACCATTCGTACATTCTTTGTACGCCTTCCTCGATTTCAATTTTGTGGTGCCAGCCCAGTGCATGCAGTTTTGAAGGATCGGTTAGCTTGCGCATTGTGCCGTCCGGTTTGCTGCTGTCGAAGGTCAGTTTACCTTGATAACCTACTGTTTCAACGATCCGTTCGGCCAGTTGGCGGATGGTGATTTCCTTACCGGTTCCGATGTTGATATGGCAGTTGCGGATATCTTTGCTACCTTCTTTATAGGTATCTTTAAAGTCCACATGCTCCATAACGAAGACACTGGCATCCGCCATTTCTTCGCTCCAGAGGAATTCGCGGAGAGGAGTACCCGTACCCCAGAGAGTGACCTCTGTTTCGTTGATTCCGTATTTTCTCAGAATAGCCAGAATGTCCTCTTTCGAGCTGTCGCCATTGACACCTTCCACCGGACGTTGGTTCATATCCTTGCGTACAGCTTCCCAGTTTCCTTCTTTCAGACAGTGTGCCAAATGAATCTTGCGAATCATGGCAGGCAATACATGGCTGCGTTCCAAATCGAAATTATCATTCGGGCCGTAAAGGTTTGTCGGCATCACGGCGATGTAGTTCGTTCCATATTGCAGGTTGAAGCTCTCGCACATTTTCAGTCCGGCAATTTTGGCGATTGCATACGGCTCGTTGGTATATTCCAACGGTGAAGTAAGCAATACATCTTCCTTCATCGGCTGTTCGGCATCGCGTGGATAAATACACGTACTACCGAGGAAGAGCAACTTTTTCACGTTGTGACGGAAACTCTCTCCGATAATGTTCTGTTGAATCTGCAGATTCTTGTATATAAAGTCGGCACGGTAGATGCTGTTCGCCATGATACCACCCACAAAGGCAGCGGCAAGGAATACATATTCCGGTTGTTCTTCATCGAAGAATTTACGGACAGCCATTCCATCCAGCAGGTCAAGCTCTTTGTGCGTGCGGCCTATCAGATTGGTGTATCCTTTATCCTGCAAATTCTTCCAGATAGCAGATCCCACAAGTCCGCGGTGTCCTGCTACATATATCTTTGCATTCTTTTCCATTCTATCTTTTATTATTTTCACCACAGATTAACACAGATTTCCACAGATTATAGATATAAAAAAACTCTGTGGAAATCTGTGTTAATCTGTGGTGAAATGAAATTCATTTAATGTTTGGTAGCAATCATCCGCTTCACCTTTTCCATATCGTGGCGCACCATGATACTTACCAGTTCTTCGAATGATGTTTTGCATGGATCCCATCCTAACAATGTTTTTGCTTTAGTCGGGTCACCCAGCAGTTGTTCCACCTCTGACGGACGGAAATATTTAGGATCAACCTCTACCAAAGACTTTCCGGTAGCTACGTCGATACCTTTCTCATTCACGCCTTCACCTTCCCAACGAAGTTCGATGCCTGCTTCCTTGAATGCCAGCGTTGCGAATTCGCGTACTGTGTGCATTTCTCCGGTAGCAATTACGAAATCTTCGGGAACGTCATGTTGCAGGATCAGCCACATACATTCGATGTAATCCTTGGCATATCCCCAGTCGCGACGTGCATCCAGATTACCCAGATACAGTTTGTCCTGTTCGCCCTGTGCGATACGTGCGGCAGCAAGCGAAATTTTACGGGTAACGAATGTCTCGCCACGGCGTTCACTCTCGTGATTGAACAAGATTCCGTTTACGGCAAACATACCATAGCTTTCGCGGTAGTTTTTAGTAATCCAGAAACCATATTGTTTGGCTACCCCATACGGAGAACGGGGATAGAATGGAGTTGTCTCTTTTTGTGGAACTTCCTGCACCTTACCGAACAATTCGGAAGTAGAAGCCTGATAGATGCGGGTTTTCTTTTCCAGTCCCAGGATGCGTACCGCTTCGAGCATACGCAACGTACCGATAGCATCCGCTTCGGCCGTGTATTCCGGAACGTCGAATGAAACCTTCACGTGGCTTTGAGCAGCGAGATTGTAGATTTCATCCGGTTGCACCTGTTGAATAATACGAATTAACGAACTAGAATCTGTCATATCCCCATAATGCAGATTGATCGTACGTTTCTGTTTCATGTCGCGCACCCACTCGTCAAAATACAAATGTTCAATACGTCCTGTATTGAACGAAGAAGAACGACGGAGTATACCGTGTACTTCGTAACCTTTTTGCAATAGAAATTCGGCAAGATAAGAACCATCCTGCCCGGTGATGCCTGAAATTAGGGCTTTTTTCATACGCTATTATTTAATATAATTGAAAATGTGGGTGCAAATGTCGGCATTTTTTGTGAGCCAGCCAAGCTACTACCCAATTATTTTTCAGCACAGTCATTCAGCACGGTTTTTCCCCATTATTTTGTCGATAATCAAAGCGATAGCTCCGTCGCCCGTCACGTTGCAGGCTGTGCCGAAACTGTCCATTGCGATGTAAAGCGCAATCATCAAAGCCTGTGCCGATTCGTCGAAGCCGAGCATGGATTGAAGAATTCCCAGAGAGGCCATGATAGCTCCGCCCGGAACCCCCGGAGCGGCTATCATTGTGATGCCCAGCATGAAGATAAATCCGGCAAACAAGGGGAAGTCAAACGGTATTCCCTGCATCATCATCAATGCCAGTGCGCAGGCTACGATTTTCAGTGTGCTGCCCGACAGATGAATGGTGGCACAGAGCGGAATCACGAAACCGGCCACTTCGGCAGATACCCCGTTCTTTTTGGTCTGTTCCAGCGTTACGGGAATGGTGGCGGCCGAAGATTGTGTGCCCAATGCCGTGAAGTATGCCGGCAGCATTTTATTAAGTAATTTAAACGGGTTTTTGTGTACAAACAGTGCCGCGATGGAATACTGAAGAACTAACAGGAAGATGTGAAGAGCAAAGATGACTCCGATAATTTTAATAAACACCATCAGGATGGAATATACTTGTCCCGAATGTGTCATGTTGAGGAATATGCCAAAGATATAAAGCGGCAGCAAAGGCAGAATGACTGCGCTAATCATTCGTACGATAATTTCCTGAAAATCACGTGCCACGTTTTTCAATGCGTCGCTGTTCAGTGACGCCAGGCCCAAGCCCAAGGTGAAAGCCAATACCAAGGCCGTCATGACGTTCATCAGCGGTGGGATGGAGACGGAGAAGTAGGGGAGGATTCCTTGTGCTTCACTCACTTCTTCAAGCGGCGCTCCCGGTTCGATGAGTGACGGAAACACGGTGACTCCTGTGAAGTAGGAGAGGAATCCCGAAAACAGGGTGGCGAAATAAGCAATCAGAGCCGTCACGAGCAGCATTTTTCCTGCACCTTTTCCGATGTCGGCAATAGCCACCGTTACCAGTCCGACGATAATCAGCGGGATAGAGAAATTGAGAAACTCGCTGAAAATGCCGTTGAAAGTAACGAATATTCGCACTAGCGGAGCCGGGAAAAAAGTGCCGATGGCAATACCCAAAATAATGGCGATTACGATGCGTGCCAACAAACCGATTTTGATCTTCTTCATCCTTGATTTTATTTGTAGACCACAAAAATAATATTTTAATCTAAAATATTGCGAACAAATGTGCATTTCAACTGTTACTAAGATAAAGAATATTCAAAATATATAAGTTATGGCAAATCAGAATAAAACAGATATCGGACTTATCGGCTTGGCTGTGATGGGCGAGAATCTTGCTTTAAACATGGAGAGTAAGGGGTGGCATGTATCGGTATATAACCGTACAGTTCCCGGAGTAGAGGAAGGAGTGGTAGATCGCTTTATGAATGGTCGTGCAAAAGGTAAAAACATCGAAGGATTCACAGATATAAAAGCATTTGTAGATTCGATAGCTATTCCCCGTAAGATAATGATGATGGTTCGTGCCGGAAGTCCGGTTGACGAACTGATGGATCAGCTTTTCCCGTTGCTTTCACCAGGAGATATTCTTATTGATGGTGGTAACTCCAATTACGAAGATACCAACCGTCGCGTCAAACTGGCGGAGTCGAAAGGATTTCTCTTCGTCGGTAGCGGAGTGTCAGGCGGTGAAGAAGGAGCCTTGAATGGAGCTTCTATCATGCCCGGCGGTTCGGAGAAAGCATGGCCGGAAGTGAAACCGATCCTTCAAAGCATTGCGGCAAAAGCACCGGACGGAACTCCCTGTTGCCAATGGGTAGGCCCTGCCGGATCGGGTCATTTTGTGAAGATGATTCACAATGGTATCGAATACGGTGATATGCAGTTGATTGCTGAAGCCTATTGGGTGATGAAAAAGTTGCTGGATCTGACCAATGAGGAAATGGCTGATGTCTTTGCCCGTTGGAACGAAGGCAAACTACGCAGCTACCTGATTGAAATCACCGCCAACATCCTGCGGCATAAAGACAAATCCGGAGGGTATCTGATTGATAAAATCTTGGATGCGGCCGGACAGAAAGGTACCGGCAAATGGTCGGTCATCAACGCTATGGAACTCGGCATGCCGTTGGGATTGATCGCCACGGCGGTATTCGAACGAAGCCTTTCTGCGCAGAAAGACTTGCGTCATCAGGCTTCCAGACAATATCAGTGTCAACATACACAACCTATATATAATAAGGTGGAACTCGTAAAGAATATATTTTCTGCTCTTTATGCTTCCAAACTCGTCTCTTATGCCCAGGGATTCGCCGTATTGCAACGTGCTTCCGACGCTTTCGACTGGCATCTCGACCTGGCTTCCATTGCCCGTATGTGGCGTGGAGGATGCATCATCCGCAGTATATTCCTGAACGACATTGCTGCCGCCTTCGAAGCCACCGACAAGCCTAAACACTTGTTGTTGGCTCCTTATTTTAAAGAAGAAATGAAAACATTGCTTCCCGGATGGAAGAACTTGGTGGCGGAAGCCATGAAAGAAGAACTTCCTGTTCCTGCTTTCTCTTCTGCGCTGAACTATTTCTATTCGCTCACATCTGCCGATCTGCCCGCCAATCTTGTGCAGGCACAACGCGATTATTTCGGTGCGCACACTTTCGAGCGCAAAGACGAGTTGCGTGGACAGTTCTTCCACGAGAACTGGACAGGTCACGGAGGAGATACGAAATCGGGTACATATAATGTTTAAATAGAAAACAGTTTTGAAATGATAAATGGGAATTTGAAATGATAAATGGGAATTTAGCGGTTAAATGAGAATTTATCGGTTAAATGGGAATTTATCGGTTAAATGAGAATTTTGCAGTTAGGCTGAAAGCCTTACAATTATATATTTATTGGGGTGCCCTGAAAGGGCTTAATTATATAGCGTA